GTTTATAGATTTATTTGATGTAAATTAGCCTGGTTTTGCAAAAACGAACCTATGAACAATCCAAGTCTAAGCCTACAAACCTTTTATATTTATTGGGTCTTGGTGCTCAGTAAATATAGGAGGTTTTTTTTATTATGTATTCGCGTGATGTCGAGACTTATATGGGTTATTGTGACCGTAAAGGACTGGCGCAAAGGACCTTGCATAGTTACGATCAAACCCTACGAATGTTTGGAATGTATTTGGAAACAATCGGAATAAAGAACACAGAAGACATTCGACATGTGGATATAAGTAATTATCTGGACAGTCTTGTGCGAAGAGGAAAATACACGATTTGCACGGTCAAAAATCAAACGCAACCCAATTATCCGGAGAATAGAAAAGATTTAGGTAAACCGATTTCTGCTTGTTGCATTAACAATTATTTACGAAATATGAATGCGTTCTTTAATTGGTGTATAGAAGAAGAATTTTTGCGAAAAAACCCAATCAAGCGAAGCGACTTTATTAAGACAAAAAGAAAAGAAGTTGAATTTATCGACGATGAAGACTTTAAAATGCTGCTGGACTGCCTACAGCGAGACAAGTTCTTTGAATACCGGGATTGGGTTATCATTCAACTTTTAATTGATACGGGTATGCGGTGCGGGGAATGCTTACTAATCAAAATGGAAGACATTGACTTTAGAAAAAATGCGATTTTGCTTCCAGCCGAAAATACAAAAGGCAAGAAAGATCGATACGTATTCTTTTCGGCGCAAATGGAAAAGACAATTAAGAGATGGATTACCTATAAGGACCGATACCGCGAAAGTGATTATCTGTTTTGCACGAATCAAGGAAAGGCTTTGCAAGTTAATAATTTAGAAGCTAATATAAGAAAATACGCAGCACGGGTTGGACTCAAGAACGTTCATCCGCATATGTTCCGGAATAATTTTGCAAAACGATTTTTGAAAAGTGGCGGTGATATTTATACCCTCAGCCGGATTTTAGGTCACAGTAGTGTTGTGATTACCGAAAAAGCCTATTTGGACATTAATGAAGATGATTTGATGGAAATGTATGCTTCCCATAGTCCTTTGGAAAATATGAAGTATAAACCCAGAAATCACTAAAAATCGCAGAAGGTTTATTCTAGAATAGAGTTACTATCTTAATTTAGATTTTGGAGGTAACTACTATGGGCACAAGCATCCGATCAAATTTGAGCAGGAAAAATCGGTATTGGATTTCGAGGCACCGGTATTACGAGTTAAAGCATTTTTGTTTGCAATACTCTGAGTGGCTGACCGAATACCGGTCGATTGACGGATACCAGAAAAGTTCACGCATGAATTTGACAGGGGTAAAGAGCACGGCGATTAGTGATGCGACTGAACGATTGACCGAAGCGAAGATGTATTACTTTGAGAGGATGAGTCTGGTTAAATCTCTTTGTAAAGAAGCCGATCCCGAATTATCGGATTATATCTTTAAAGCGGTTACGGAGGAAGTGTCTTATTCTACGCTGCGGACCAAATATGATATTCCTTGTTCTAAAGACTATTACTACGAGAGTTACCGAAAGTTTTTCTGGCTTTTGAGTAATGCGCGAAAATAACATTGGATATAATGGAGGTGATACTGAATGAAAGCAGTATTTGATGAACGCAGTATGAACTGGGAACCTTGCGCAAAGTACAATTATGAGTACCTTCGCGCAAAGCAACAGTATTTTACCACTATTTTGTTGGCGAGAGGACACATCTCTTTATGTGAAATTCTAGATGATACTGGAATTATATTAGATGAACCGCTCTCGGTTGCAGAGTTGTATGGTCATTTCTGGAGCTATGAGAAAGGAGACAGATTTGTAAATTTGGGCATTCCCAATAAGTATGACTGCGATGCGAAATCATTCGTGCTTGACATCAATATCTAATCATACAAAACGAGGACTCTATGGAAACATAGGGTCTTTTATTTTTTACGCGAAATAATCATCCGCTTAAATGAAAGCTATAAGCTGAATTTGAAAGGAGATTAAATTATGTTAAATACTTTTGAAAGAAAAATTGAGGTATTTATGATTAAGTACGCAATTTACAGTTCTCTGATTACACAAAAGCTGATTATGTTTGCATTTAACCAGCATTTGGTAAAAGACAAAGTTGCTGCTTGGTTACTAAACGTTGAAACCAAAAGATTTGACGGATTGACGACTTATCTGAAAAAGCTTGTATGAAAGAGACGGACTCTATGGAAACATAGGGTCTTTCTTTTTTATTTTCAGGACGCAGGTGACGAAATGGAGGTGTATATTGATATCTGAAAAATTCCCCGGATGGATTTTCTGAAAAACACAAATAAAAGGAGAATACTAATGTACGGTGCAATTTGTATTTGTTTGGTACTATTTTTTCTAATCGGGTTTGTTGGCGGCTGGTACTATGGCAAAGTGAAAACAAAAATTGCGGGCTATCTCAGAATTGACGTACGGGATGGCGATACGACCGTCTGGCTCGAATCATTAGGCCCTATGGATAATTTGCAGGATGGTGAAAACGTTTTTCTTACAGTTAAAGTACAAAATTATGGTGACGCGAAATAATCAAGCCCTTAAATGAATACTATTAAGGAGGTATTTCTTATGGATACTTTGGAAATGAAACTTAACGACCTGATTATGAGTGAGATTAATCGAACAAATGATCTGGACGGGAATGCTCGTACGGAAGCTGTAGATAATGTCTGCAAACTGTACCGCGTGCGAATCGAAGACACAAAGGCCCAAAGCGATGCTGCTTGTGCGAAAGCTGAGAAAGAAAATCAAGCTTATGCTAACGCAGAGGAAGCTGAAGCCCGAGTGAAAGATCGTCGTTTGCGCATTGGTATGTATGCTGTGGATACTGCGGTTGTCCTTGCTACATTCTTTACGGGTTTGAATTTCGAAAAGACGAATTGTATCACGTCGAGTTTCGTGAAAAATGTCATTAGGAAAATCGGATTTAAGAAATAATTCAAAGCTTAAGACTTTATGGAAACATAGGGTCTTGAGCTTTTCTTTTTGACGGTGTATACTAAACGATAAGGAGTTCCCTGAGGTGAAAGGAGTACGAAAATGAAAAAACTAGCATGGATTAGTGCATCTCTGGCTATTTGTATTGCGTTGGCTGGATGTTCTACGGTAAAAGAAGAGAAAAAAGATACCACCAGTGACACTGCCTCTAGCGCAATTTCTGAAGAAGCGGATAGTTCGTCGGAAGAGGAAGAAGCGGTTGACTTCAGCACGATTGAGTATCCAGATGATTATGAAGACTTTGAATGGCCTGATATCGGAATTGCAGCAACATTGCCTACTCCCAAGAGCACGTGGGGAATTGTGGGATATGATACTAGTGATGAATTTTGGTGCTATATTGGAAAAGTGACAAAATCGGATTATAGAACATATGTAAAAGAATGTTGGAATGCAGGATTTCAAAATGACTATACTAAAACTGATCAAGCCTTTACAGCATTTGATAGCAACAATTCGGAATTAACTATATATTATTATGATTACCAAATGGCTATTCGTGTAGCATCTATCAATTCTGATACAAATTCTAAAAATTGGGATAAAGAAGATGTGCCTGTAAATTCCTCCGACAGTATCGTTTCCGAAAACGATTAAGAAGCTTCAGGAACCGAACGCAAGCAACTAAACACTTCACGCTATGCCCTCTGAGCGAAATGTTCAGGGGGCTTTTTATTTACTATGAGATATTATTACGAGAAACCAGACTTTTGGAAAGCAATGTTTGCAAAGACCTATGCCTGTAATCATCCATTATACTCAAAATGTACCCTTTATAAAATAAAAGATTACGGTTTAGCGGTGATTCAGCAGAGGTTTAACCCTGAAACGAAAACCACGTATTGGACTGAAATTGATCCATGGCTTATTGATGAGATCTATATTCAGCCCGGATTCAAAAAGTATTTCAATCAAATGAGTGGAATAGAACAAAGCGGCTTATATCCAACGGTAAATGTTCGGCAGCTTATGTGGGCACTTAGAATGAAACCGATGAGAAAGGAACGATGGGAAACGGTATTTGATCGAAAAGATATCTGACAACAAAACACGCGAAAATTTCACAGCTTATGATGAAACTAATTATAGGAGGTTATACTTGTGGCGGATTTTCTAAGAAACCAGTTAGAAAAGATTAGACTTTGCTGTTCGCAGGGTCTTTTCTTTTTACGCGAAATAATCAAGCTATATAATGGAAACCTTAACAATTTGAAAGGAGATTATGTTATGGCTACTGAAGAAATCAAGAAAATTGAAGAAGATTGCGAGGAGAAAGATGAAGTGAAAAAGAAGTCTTTTGGTAAAACTGGTTTTATCGTGATTGGAGCATTGATTGCTGGTGTTTGCGCCGGTGCACTGCTGAATCGACATAAAGCGGTTGACGAGGACGAAGAAACCATCATTTATGACCCGAACAACTGCGCAAGTCTTGAGGAAGTAGAAGACGAATCTAAAGAAAACTAAGGTTTATTTTAAGACTCTATGGAAACATAGAGTCTTACTTTTTATAAAAAGGAGAATATTATCATGAAATTCAATATGGCTTCTATCAAAGCTGCTAGTAAAATTGCTGAAAAAGCTATCGTAAAAAATGCCCCTATGATTTTGACAATTTGTGGGGCAGCAGGTGCAATCGGCAGTGTTATTATGTGTGGAAAAGCTACGATTAAAGCTTGCGAGATTGTGAGAGAAAAAGAACCTGAGACAAAATTTGACGTTGTAAAAGAAACGTGGAAGCTCTATATTCCAACGGCTACTATGACCGCAGCATCTGTTGCCTGCATTGTAGCATCGAACCGAATTAGCGCAAAACGCCTGGCTGGAATTGCAAGCGCATATGCTTTGAGCGAGAGTGCATTTAAGCGTTATCGAGAAGCAACCGAAAACATTCTTGGTGATGATGAACAGAAGGTCGTTGACCAGAGTGCAATGAAAGTAGCGAAGGAAAATCCCGTGCGCCAAAACGATGTAATCATGGCCGGAGACGGTGACATTTGGTGCTATGACTGCTTGAGCGGGCAAAAATTCAAATCAGACCGTGAAACAATTCGCCGGATTCAGAATGACATCAATCAGTGTATTGTTTCCGGCGATGGATTTGCAAGCCAGAACGAATTTTACTCTCAGCTTGGGCTGAATATGGTAAAAATGGGGGATTCGATTGGTTGGACCGTTGACCATCTGCTTGATTTGAGTTTTTCTGGTCAGCTGGATGATAATGGGCGGCCAATTCTCGTGATGGACTATAAAGTGACACCGAGACCGAAAATGGAGTGGGATTATTAAGTATGACATCAAAAGAATATTATGCCAAATATATGAGTGCTGTGATAGACGCTTGCCGTTATAACGATAAACCGGAAGCGCTGAATGAAATCGGACAAAATTTGGCAGAGGATTTGGACCGTGAGGCAATTCATATCGCAAAAGAAATGAACCACGGTATGAGTACGAATTTTATTAAGATTCTCGCAAATCAGAATATGAAATGGAATTCAATTTGTAGATATTTTAAGAAAAAGCACGGATTTGAGCCTTTTAACGAAGATTGGTTTGCATCAGAATATTGTGTGAAAAAATATAAAAATCTTAACGCGAAATAAACACGTCCTTAAACGAAAGGAGTGACTTTAATGAAACTTGGTACATTGAAAATTCTTGGTGGAGTCCTAACTATCGGCGGTTTGTTGCTGGAAGCAGCGCAGGCATTTATCGATGAAAAGGAGGAGGAAGAACGAGTAAACGATTTGGTTGAAAAAAAGTTTAACGAACTCAATAAACAGAGCGAGGGCTGAACAAGCCCTTTCTCTTTTTCTTTTTAAAGGAGAACGATATGAATTGCAAAACAATGCTCAAAAATCTTTCTAAAAAAGTGGAGAAAAATATGCCGACAATCCTGACGGTTGCTGGCATTTGCGGATTCTGGACAAGCGGATATCTAGTTTATAAAGCAACGCCCAAATACGAATTGGTCCGAAAATCTTTATATGAAACAGGAGAACCGGAAAAGATTGAAGTCATAAAATCCGGTTTAAAAGTTTATGCACCAGCATTTATTACAGCGACACTTTCTACCATTTGCCTGATTGGTGCAAATAGCATGAGTATTCATCGGCATGCCGCATTGGTTGCTGCCTATGCATTATCTGAAGCAAACCTAAAGGAATTTAAAGAAACAGCGGAAGAACTGACAACATCAAAGCAATTTGAAAAAATTAAAGACACGGTAGCAGCTAAGAAAATTGAGAATAATCCGCCTTCAAAACAAGAGATTATCTCAACAACCGGTGGCAATACGCTGTGCTATGAAGTTGTGAGTGGTAGATATTTTCGGTCTTCTGTCAACGCAATTAAAAAAGCCGAAAACGAAGTGAATTCCATCCTTAATACCGAAGGCCAGGCCAGTTTTAACACATTCTGCACTGAATTGGGTCTGGAGGAACTGCCTATTGGCGAAGACCTTGGGTGGTCCTTTAATTTTGGTGGGTTGATGAAGGTTGATATTTCTACCGGCATTGCAAAAGACCTTAATGATGAGCCGTGCCTTGTAGTCAGTTACGCAAACGGTCCTGATTACAACTACGATAACTTTTAACGATACGCGAAATATTCAACTCCTTTAATGGAGTAAAAATCCAAAAATATTTTTATAAAAGGAGATTATTACTATGGATGAAAACAAGATTATGAACGAGGAAATCGTTGAAGAGACTGCTCCGGTTACGGAAGAAAAGAACGATGATAAATCTGGTCTCGTTGTACTTGGTTTGGCGATTGTCGGCGGTATTACCGTTGGACGATTTGTCTTTAACAAGGGCAAGGAGGTTTGGAAAAATTTGAAAGCTAAGAAAACCGAAACTGAAGAAAAGAAGACGATTGATTCTGAAGAACTTGATGAATCTGAGGAGGAAGAACCTGAAGAATAATTGGAATACTCAAAAGGAAATTCTATGGAAACATAGGGTTTCCTTTTTTTTATTTTATCCGAGGAGGCAGATTTATGATAATCAAAAGAACTTGGACAAGATTCAACAGGAAAACCTGGACGAAATATTATTACAAAGGATATTTTCTATTGGGGTTCATTCCAATCTTCATTGATCGGGATGCGAGCAGGTGCGTTTAAGGCGTTTAAATTGGAAGAATTCTTTGGAATGGCAAATTGAAAGTATAGAAAGAATGGACCTGGCTACTAGAAATCTGAAAAAATTCATTTAAAGGAGAATGATTATGAAATCTTTTGGAGCTTTTACTGCCGGTGTAGCCGTTGGAATTATTGTTGGTGGAATTGGACTCGTAAAAATTGCAACGAAAAGCGATGCTGTTAAAGATGCAATCAATTATGAGATTAAGCAACGTACGAAAAAAATAATTCTTGAATATGTCTCTGAAAGTTTGAATGATGATACCACTAGAAAGCGTCCATATTACGGATCTTATTATGAGCGTTCTTTTCAAGAACCCAGCGCAAGACGATAATTCTTTTAATTAAAATCGAATAGAGGATGTTTATGAACGAATATTTATATGAAGGGCCGGTGCTGCAATTTGATGAACTGATTGATCGCCATTATAAAGCAACAACCTGGGCAATTAGTGAGAAGAAGGCGAGAAGTAATCTAACTTATCGATGGAAAAAGAAAATGGGACTTCCGCCAAATACAGTTATCCGATTGCCCGGAACAATTAAGAAACTTTGAGGTACTATATGGATTATAACAATCTTCCCGGCAATAGTCATAAAGAGAAAACCGGAACCACAAAGCAAAAACCACGAATGGAGAAAGTCATTACTGGTAGCGCAACGGCCAGAAAGAAAACTCTTGGTCAGCAGATTAAATCTTTGTTTGCATTGGAAAATAAAAAAGATATTGAAGAGTACATTTTCACTAATATTTTTATTCCGGCAGCAAAGAAAATGCTGGATGAAAGCTTCTCCGGTGTGATTGATTTTCTTGATGATGCTGGCAGGGCTTTAATCTGGGGTCCTAACGCAAAACCAAGACGGAGTAGTAACGCGAGAGTATCTTATACCTCGTATTCTTCCTATTACGACAGAAATGATAACTCTAATACCAGAACCCCGCCTGTAGCACGAATTCGTCGCGGATACCAGATTGATGACATCGTACTGCCAACAAAAATGGATGCTGATAATGTTTTGGAAAGCATGGAAGTCAGTATTGAAGAATTTGGCTGGGTTACGGTACTTGATTTGTATGATATGTGTGGTCGAGAAGATCTGATTCGAGAAACGGATAACGATTTTGGCTGGACTGATATTTCCGGCGCTAGAGCTGTTCGCGATCGTGATGGATGGATTCTCGATTTGCCGAGATGTAAGGCATTGAAGTGAAGGTGATATTTTGGAACATGTAAATCATCCCGACCATTATCAGCTTAATGGGATAGAAGCAATCGACATTATTGCTGCGGTGTCGAAGGAATACAGTGGCGTAGCGGCGTTTGATATAGGGAATGCGCTGAAGTATATTGCCAGGGCAAAACACAAAAATGGCGAGGAAGACATCAAGAAAGCCATTTGGTATTTGAATCATCTGCTGAGTTTGAACGATAAAAAAGACATCTTTGTAAAGGAGTATGACACAAATGAAAATCGCTAATATTTTTGAAAACGTAATGCGCACCGCTAAAGTTACCGGCCTGAAAGTTAAAAAAGCATCCCCTGAAATTATGGTTATTGTCGGTATTGGCTGTGGCATTGGCGCTGCTGTTATGGCATGCAAAGCAACTCTGAAAGTTGAAGAAATCATTACCGACGCAAACGATAAAATGGACATGATTAAGTCCACTGCTCTTGATCCGACTTACGCTGACCGTTACAGCGAAGAGGATGCTCAGAAGGATAAAGCAATTCTGATTGGTCAAACTGCTGTAAAACTCGGTAAGCTTTATGGCCCGAGTATTGCAGTTGGTGCTGCTTCTATTGCGCTGATTTGTGTTGGTCACAATATCCTGCGTAAGCGCCACATTGCTCTTGTTGGTGCTTATTGCGCAGTAAGTGATGAGTTTAAGAACTATCGCGCCAACGTTGTGAAAGAACTCGGTGAGGTTGCCGATAAGAAATTTAAATATGGCCTAAAGCTTGAAGAAATTGAGGAAAAAACTACAAATGACAAGGGTGAGAAGGTAACGGAAAAGAAATTGGTGGAAACCTTTGACAATAATTGGTCTCCGTATGCCAAATTCTTTGACGAATACAACCCAAACTGGGAAAAATCTGCCGATTACAACTTGTTGTTCCTGACCAATCAGCAGAATTACTGCAATAATAAATTGAAAGCTCAGGGTTATTTGTTCCTGAACGATGTTTACGATTGCCTGGGTATTGACCGCACTCGTGAAGGTCAGATTGTAGGCTGGATTTATGACCCGAAGAAGTCGAACGGCGATAGCTTTATTGATTTCGGTATTTATAACGGTTATCGCAAGGCAAATCGCGACTTTGTGAATGGTGCCGAACGTTCTATTCTGCTTGACTTTAATGTTGATGGCCCGATTATTGACATGATTTAACGGGTGATATTTGCTGGGAGGAGGAAGAATTATGGCTAAGATTTTGGAAACCGTTTCTTACGCATTTGCAGGTATGGCTGGTCTCTGCTTTTTTGGTGGCGTGGCTATATTGACCGGCGGAAAGGACGTAAAACATGGACGGGCTGGACAACATCGTTGCAATGCTTGACTACATTCTTGACTCTAAACGCAAACGGCATATTGTTGGTGGATTGCTGTTGAGCACTTCTGCATTATTTGCAGGATTAGCAGCAACCGTCATAACGATACGAGAGGATGAAAATGATGAATAAACTTGGAATCTTGATTGGTGCATTGGTTGGAACGGTAATTGGTGGTGGTATTGGATGGTATCTGAGCCAGAAAAAATATACTAAAATTGCCAATGAAGCAATCGACGAAGCTAAAAAAGAGTACGATACTGCCATGGAAGAAGCCGGCGTAAAACCGAAACGGGTATTCCGTAAAAAAGAGGCGGTAGAAAAACCTCGCGAGGATAAGCCTTTGGTCGAGACCTCTAGCATTCAATCTGAAATTGAAAAACACGGCTACGCCGATTATTCATCGATGTCGGTTCCTTCTCGTGATGAACCTTATATTATTACTCCTGAAGAATTTGGAGAAATCGAGGAGTACGACAAGATTACGCTTACGTTCTACGCAGACAAAATTGTGGCTGACGAAAATAATGAAATGATGGACGACACTGAGATTCGGCAAAGTATTGGTTTTGAATCCCTTGGACATTTTGGGGAGTATGAAGATGATTCCGTATTTGTCCGAAACGATAGACTGAAAACGGATTACGAAATTCTGTTGGATGAAGAAAATTACTCGGACAGCTATGCTAGAAACAGTGGTCGCCCTTAAAGGGGAGGAAGAATGACTGTAGAAGATATTCGGGATGGGTATTATCATTGGCTTGTGCAAAAAGTTACAAAAAATGATAGTTATTCCAGACTATTACGGCATTTGGATGAAATAGCATTCCGTTGGGATATTCCAATGGACGCGAACCGTTCAGAGGATGGTTGCGATTTGCGGTATCGATACGGCAGCGCACTTGGCTATACGCAGGCTGAGATTGCAAATGCTCTTGACTGCCGAGATTGCTCGGTGCTCGAAATGATGATTGCTCTAAGTCTGCGATGTGAAGAAACCATTATGTGCAATACTGATATCGGAAATCGGACTGGTCTTTGGTTTTGGAACATGATCGATACTTTGGGTCTTGGCGGAATGATTAACGACAATTATGATGAAGCATTTGTTGATACAACTCTAATGCGTTGGATGGACCATCGTTATTCCCCAAAAGGGAAAGGTGGTCTATTTTTTGTACGAAATCCGCCAAAAGATATGCGAACGGTAGAAATTTGGTACCAGATGTGTTGGTACCTAAACGAAATTGGTTAAAGGAGAACTTATTATGAACTTCTATCAGGATATGTTTAATCGCCAAGCTGCAAAAAGTTTTCATGCCATTTCTCGTGCTTTGCGAGCAAACGATGATTTTACCCATCAGCTGGCGAAAGCGGTACGGCGTAATGGCACTCTGACCGGTTTTATGGGCTTTGCTATTGCGGTTTATATCATGGGGAATGAACTCGATAAGATTCGACTCCAGAATAAAATTCAGGAATTAGAGGAACGGTCTTGTCAGTGTAGCATGCATCATGAGGAGGAAAAATAATGTAATGCTTGATTTTCTGAGAGTTACGTCTCAGCAGATCAAAAAAGGCGAGTGGGAAGTATATCCAATATTTGTAATCAAACGTTCCAAAGATCTTATGATTCGAGGCAGCGATTTTTATGCTGTCTGGGTTGAGGAACGTGGCCTATGGTCTGCGGACGAAGAAGATGTTATTAATATGGTGGATGCTGAACTTCAGAATGAATACGATAAAGTAGAAAAACGACATCCAGAAGACAAAATCGCCGTCAAGTGGATGTGGAATGCAAGAACCGGCAGCATCGATGCGTGGCATAAATACTGCCAGCGACAATGCCGGGATAACTACCAGATGCTTGACGAACGGGTGATATTTGCTAACGAGGAGATTAAAAAATCCGATTATGCTACAAAGAAATTAAACTACCCGATTGAAGAAGGTGATATTTCTGCATATGAAAGCCTAATGAGTGTTTTGTATTCTCCAGAGGAACGCAAAAAACTTGAATGGGCGATTGGAGCAATTGTTACTGGAGATTCGAAAAATATCCAGAAATTTGAGGTACTATATGGTCCTCCAGGTTCTGGTAAATCAACGGTACTAAATCTGATTCAAAAATTGTTCGATGGCTATTACTCAGTATTCGATGCAAAAGCGCTGGGAAATCCTAACAATGCGTTTGCGCTGGAGTCTTTTAAACAAAATCCATTGGTTGCTATTCAGCACGATGGAGATTTGAGCCGAATTGAGGATAATACAAGACTAAATTCTCTTGTTTCACACGAATTGATGACTGTAAACGAGAAGTTTAAATCCGCATATTCAAATCGATTCCGGTCTTTTTTGTTTATGGGCACCAATAAGCCAGTACGAATCAGTGATGCAAAATCGGGTATTATCCGAAGATTGATTGATGTTACACCAACTGGCAACAAGGTTCCGGTACGGAAATACAATGAAGCTGTCAAAAAGATGGACTTTGAACTTGGAGCGATTGCCTGGCACTGTAAACAAATCTATTTGGAAGATCCAGAATATTATGATGATTATGTTCCGATTAATATGATGGGAGCATCCAACGACTTTTTTAATTTTGTCGAAGATTCGTTTTATGTCTTTAATCGCGAAAATTGTACGACCTTAAAAACGGCATGGGAAATGTACAATCGATATTGCGATGAGGCGCGAGTCGGTTATCCATATCCAAAACGACAATTCAAAGAAGAACTTAAAAATTATTTTAAAGATTATGAAGAACGACATCAAAACGAGGATGGTAGCATGACACAAGGCTATTACTATAATTTTGATGGAAATAAGTTTAATGTTACCATTGTTAAGGACGGGGGGAGGAAAGCAGAAAAAGAACTCCCTGTCGAAAAAAACTGGATTGAATTAACCGAACAGCATTCGATTCTGGATGATATTTTAGCGGACTGCCCTGCGCAATATGCAACCCCAGATGACAAGCCAATGAGTAAATGGACGAATGTTACGACAAAACTTCGTGACCTCGACCCACATAGGCTACATTATGTTAAATTGCCCGATGCACATCATATTGTAATTGACTTTGACCTTAAAGATGAATCTGGATTTAAGAGTTTTGAAAAGAATTTGGTAGCAGCAAGCAAATGGCCGAAAACTTATGCTGAAACATCTAAGTCCGGAAAAGGAATTCATTTACACTACATTTATTCTGGTGACCCCACAAAACTTTCCAGAATTTATGACGATAATATTGAGGTTAAAGTCTACACCGGGAATGCAAGTCTGCGTCGAATGCTGACTAAATGCAATGACTTACCGATTGCAACTATTTCATCGGGACTTCCATTGAAAGGAGACGACAAGATGCTGGATATGAATGTCGTTACAACCGAAAAAGGTATCAGAACGACAATCAAGCGAAATCTTGCAAAAGAAATTCATCCGAATACAACGCCCTCGATTCAACACATTAAGCACATTCTTGATAAGGCGTACGCTCAGGGGGTGCACTATGATGTGACCGATTTACGACCTGACATTCAGGCATTTGCTTTATCCTCTACGCATCAGGCGAATGCTTGTATTGCGCTGGTAAATGAAATGCATTTTAAATCGGAAGAACCCGCCGAAACCGTACCTTGGGAAGAAGCTCCGATTGCATTTTATGATGTTGAGGTATTTCCGAATCTTTTCCTTGTGAATTACAAGGTAGCTGGTGAAGGAAAGAAGGTTATTCGAATGATTAACCCAAAACCAGCAGAAATTGAGCAAATGATTACTCATTATCGTTTGGTTGGGTTCAATAACCGAGATTACGATAATCATATGATCTATGCTTGTATGATTGGCTATACGCCGGAACAAATTTATGAACTTTCACGGAAGATCATCGTGGATAAAAGCCCAAATGCCAAATTTGGTGAAGCGTACAATTTGAGCTATACTGACATTTATGACTTTGCAAAGAAAAAGCAAAGTCTGAAAAAGTGGGAGATTGCTCTTGGAATTCACCATCAGGAACTTGGGCTTCCATGGGACCAACCTGTGCCAGAAGATTTGTGGCCTAAAGTCGCTGAATACTGTGATAATGACGTACTTGCAACTGAAGCACTATTTAATTATGAAAAGATTCAGGATGACTTCCATGCTCGCTGCTCCTTGGCTAAAATTTCAAATGGTACTCCCAACGACACCAATAATCAGCTCACCGGAAAACTAATTTTCCAGGGAGATAAAAATCCTCAAAAGGAGTTTGTTTACACCAATTTTGCAACAGGTATGAGCTATAAAATGGGGGACAGCGTTGGGGTTTATCACGAATGGAACCATTTTCCAGGATACGAATTCGTGAATGGTAAATCAACCTATCGCGGTGATATTTTGGGGGAAGGAGGTAAGGTCTATGCCGATTATGGTATCTGGTACAATTTGAAGACATTTGACGTTGCCTCAATGCATCCGCATAGTATTATTGCCTTAAATCTCTTTGGCGACCGGTATACAGCACGATTTAAAGAGCTGGTTGATGCCCGTATTGCAATCAAGCACCGGGATAAAGCAGCTCTTCAAACGCTATTTGGCGGAGCCTTCGCAGAGTATGCCGATGCTTCTGATGATGAACTAGAGAACTTGGCAGGTGCACTGAAAATCGTAATTAACTCGGTTTATGGTCTTACCGCAGCGCACTTTACGAATTTGTTCCGGGATGAACGAAATGTGGATAATATTGTTGCAAAACGTGGTGCGTTGTTCATGACAGAACTTAAACACCAGCTTGAACAAAAAGGCGTTCACGTGGTTCATATTAAAACAGACTCGATTAAAATTGATAATCCAAGTCCTGAAACGGAAGCGCTTATTATCGAGTTTGGTAAGAAATATGGCTATGACTTTGAAGTGGAATCTGAATACAAAAAGATGTGCCTTGTAAATGACGCCGTATATGTCGCTTATACCAAAGATAACAAATGGACAGCAACGGGAACACAATTCGCAGTGCCCTATGTATTTAAGACACTATTTAGCAAGGAGCCAATCGAATTTAAGGATTTGTGCGAGACCAAAAATGTAACAGCAGGTGATATTTTCCTCGATATGAACGAAGGGTATCCAGAAGTTGCAAATCTTGAAAAAGAAGCTGCAAAAATTAAAAAAGCTGGAAAAGAAATTCCCAAAGAGCTTCTTGACAATATTGCAAAAGGCCACAATCTTAAATTTGTAGGACGAGTTGGACAATTTTGTCCAATTAAAGAAGGATGTGGCGGTGGTATTTTGTACCGCGTTCAAAACGGCAAAAATTATGCTGTTACCGGAACAACTGGTTACCGATGGCTTGAATCAGAAATGGTACGAGCATTCAAAAAAGAAGACTGTATTGACAAACGTTACTATCAAAAGCTGGTTGATGACGCCATTGAAGCTATTGATAAATACGGCGACGCGAATTGCTTTATGTGCGTTGACGGTAACTGCGACAGCGATATTATCGCGTAATTATCAGATTCTATAACGAAAAAGGCTCAGTGAAAACTGGGTCTTTTATTTTTTATAAAGGAGAATAGCGATGACTGCCAAACAAATTTTTGACGCAACAACCCTTTTGTACAAAATTCGTGATCCCACCGTAAAACGAGAACTTGAAAAGCTCTTTATTCTTGAAACCAAGAATTTGCGAAAAGCAACTGGAGTTCATTATACCGGAGAGCTTAAAGATCTTATTACAAATGAAAATGAAAAATGGAACAAAGTAAACCGTTACTATCAACTGACTTATGGTAAAAGTCCTATTGAAGAAAATGATTATACCAATCGAATTGCTCCGATGATGTATCCGTTTATGTTCAGTGTTGGTGTAAAAGATTTATCTGGAAAAGGAATGCCACTTAGTCTGTTTCATGTAATTTATTAATTTAAAGGAGATATTTATTATGATGAACGAAAAGAAAATGCCTTGGGGCCATATCAGCATTGAAAACACCACCATTCTTCCTGGTGGTTGGCGTAACTTTGGCGGCCGTGCGAGCCGCTTTAATGCCCAGGGTAGCCGTTTCTGTACAATTCGCATTGACGATTTTGACCTTGCCGAACAGCTGATTAGCGAAGGCTGGCTGGTTAAACCGGTTATGAGTCGTAATCCGGATGTTACTGAGCCGGAATACTATACTCTGAAGCTCAAAATTAAGGTATATGACGATAGTATGCCTGATATTTGGGTAATTGTAAGCAATAAGAAACGGAAACTGAATGCAGAATCCCTCGCAATGCTCGATACGGCCGACATTATTAGCGCTGACCTTGAAATCCTTGGCCGTCCTACTCTGATGCACGAGGGCCAGCCTGATGAAAAGATGTGCTATTCGGCCCGTATTAAAGAAGCATACATCGTTCTGGCAGAAAATCGATTCTCTCAGAAATATGCCGACTATGAATCTGACGATCAGGGCACTGAGCTTTCGAAACTGCCGTTCTAAATACTCTACCATAATCGTCTGACATTAAGGGTGCTGGGGGATTAACCCCGGTAAATGGCCTGGATTTGCCTGTTGTTACGGCAGCAGCCCTTTTAGTAAAGGAGAAAGCAATGAAAAAATTCACGTTAAAGGACGTTTTAGCATCTGCTGCGAAATGGGAAGTGCCGGAAAAACGTGAAAATAAGAAGCCGGTTCGTACAAATCCGGTTAAAAAGGAAGAAACTAATCAGAACTCCGAACAAAAGGAACCAATAAAAGACTATAAAGCAGAATTTAAAAAAACTTTTAATTCGATGGCACCTTATAAACATCGTTTTCAAGTCTGGGAGGACTTTATTGTACTTTCGGCTTGCTCGTTATCTAATCGTGTTGATGGAATTCATTATGCAGAACGAGAAAAGATGTATATAGACAGAATTAAAACATATAAAAAAGAAGATGTCAATAAATTTGCAGACCTTTTGGCTCTTTTATGGCTCGAAATCACGAAAAATCCACGGCAGGATGTGCTTGGAGAGCTTTTTATGTCGATGGATTTTGGAGATAACACCAAAGGCCAAGTCTTTACACCTTACTCTGTCTGTCAGCTAATGGCAATGCTAACTGGAGGAGACGTTAAGAAGATTATTGATGAAAAAGGCTATGTTGGCGTTTGCGATGAATGCTGTGGATCGGGTGCATTATTAATTGCCAAATGCTGGAATATTGCGGATGAACTAAAAAACGAGCACATTATCTGGCAGAATCACACTCTTGTCGTTGGTCAGGATATTGATATGATTGCTGGACTTATGGCATATATTCAGCTTTCAATCATTGGAGCTGCCGGTTACATAAAAATCGGAAATAGCCTTACTGATCCGATAAAAACGGGAGATAAACTGGATAATTATTGGTTTATGCCAATGTTCTTTAACGATGTATGGCGCATGAGGGTTATATTCCATAAAGCAGATGAATTACTGAAGGAGAAACCTGTATGAAGAAATTCTTGGGTTATTTAATTCTTACAGCACTACTTATTATTTGTATTGCTGTACCGGTGATGACGGCACTATTCGTTTTTGTTATTAAATTCGTTCCCAAAATGTTTATATTACTTTTTGTGGCCTTGTTCGTATTGGCTCTATTTCTGATTGGAGATGATAATTAATGTCTAAATTTACATTTGAAAACCCAAAATATAAAGTGAAAGTAAAAATGGAATCCGATGAATGTTTTTGCGGTATCACAGCATTCTATGAATTTTTGGCTAAACAATTGGGGTTTGGCGAGAACGTTTATGCTGAAAATACTCTTTTTGATTGCAAAGCGGTTGAAGTATCTAAATCGGTGTTTGAGAATATCCGCTCTTATTATGAAGCTGAATACTTAGATAAATTCAAAAAGGAAGATGGATTTGCTGAATCTTTTGGAATTCTTTGGATTTGGTATGGCCCGAAAGCAACGCTTCCTGACGAAGGATATGTTGCTGTTGTGAATACGCATAAATTTATTACCGGGAAGGTGCCAAAATGATACGGCTTCGAGATTATCAACTAAAAGCTCTATCAAAAATGAAGAATGGCTGCATCCTTTGCGGTGGCGTTGGTTCTGGCAAAAGCATTACGGCATTAAGTTACTACTACCTGCAAAATGGCGGTGATATTTCCAGTCTAACCGGAGAAACTGACTATATGCCGATGGACGATATTGGAATTAAAAATCTTTATATTATAACAACGGCGCACAAACGAAATACGCTAGAATGGGAAAAAGAATTAGCGCCTTTCCTTCTTTCGACAGATTCTGAAACGAATTTATATTCTAATGTAGTAGTAATCGATAGTTGGAACAACATTAAAAAGTATCAAAATATCTACGGTGCTTTCTTTATTTTTGATGAAAATCACATTACTGGATACGGGGCTTGGGTAAAATCATTCCTGAAAATTGCCAGAAAAAACAAATGGATTGTTCTTAGCGCAACACCGGGAGATAGTTATAGTGATTATATTCCGGTATTCATCGCGAATGGATTTTATAGAAACAAAACCGATTTTTCCAATAGGCATATCGTTTATGATGGAAGAGTACAATTTCCGAAAATTGACCATTATGTTAATACTGAAATATTAAATCGATACCGACGAAGTATTTTGGTGCCGATGGATTTTGAACGAAATACCGTTAGCCATCATGTTGATATTTATTGTGACTACGATAAAAACAAGTACAAAACTATTTGGAAAAATCGATGGAATCCTTACACGGACGCTCCTATCGTTAATGTGGCCGAACTCTATTATATTACAAGAAGACTTGTGAACTGTGACCAATCGCGATTCGATGCACTGCTTGAAATCTTAAAAAAACACGATAGAGCGATTATATTTTACAATTTTGACCCTGAATTAAACGGACTTTTAGGTCTTGATTATGGGGATAAAGTAATTGCTCAGTATAACGGTCATAAGCATGAATCAATCCCCAGTGGTGATAAATGGGTGTATCTAGTCCAATATGCATCTTGCGAGGGTTGGAACTGCACAAAAACTGACACGATAATATTTTTTAGTCAGAATTATAGTTACAAAATTACAGAGCAGGCACGGGGGAGGATAGATCGAATGAATACCTCCTATAAAGATTTATTCTATTATCATCTAAAGAGTCGTTCCCCGATTGATATTAGGATTGCGAAATGCCTTAAAGAAAAGAAAGATTTTAACGAAATGACAGATTATCGCTCCTACGCGAAATAGTCATATCCTATAGTGAAAGGAGTGACCTTATATGAAACAGGTTTATTTGTATGGATTTGCTGGTGTGCATAAGAATTATAAAATCTTGTGCTGGTATTTCTTGAATGAGGAAGATATCTCGATTAAAAATATCATAAATACTGCGATTACATTGAGGGGACGATTCCCGGATGTTGAGCATGTTTATGCTGTTGATAATCGGAAAAACTTAAAACGAGATTTAGAGTACACGCTTAAACATGACGACTATGCACATTACGTAGATTTCAAAAATTATTGTGCTGTTTCAGGAGTTAAAATCTTTTAAAGCTAATAAAGGCTCTATAAAAACATAGGGTCTTTATTTTTTATGAGGAGGAATTATGAAAGCTTCATGCAAAGATTGTGAATACTTTAATCCCTTACGGGATTATCCTGATTTGATCAATTTTGGAAAATGCAGTTTTAAAAAGTCAATTTACTGCATGCTTGATATCTATATCTCGGATGATAATATTTGTAGTTTCTATAAAAGAAAAGAGGAAAATAATGATTGAAGTATTAACGGGTTTTATTATCGGTTTTACGGCAGCAATGACGACCATTGGGCTAAATGCCGGAAATAAGATTCTTGAAAATGATAAGCTACATAAAGCCCTGGAGATTAAAGCAAGAGATGCCCAGTATTGGGAAACAAAGGCCCTGGAACGAGGCGATGAACTTAACCATCAGCGAAAAATGGCTGAATACTGGCGGGCCAAATGTATGAACGAACACTTTAATTTTGATGAAGCAGTATCTGAGGAAGGGTGATGTTTATGGAATACCCATATAAAATTGTCGACTTTGAAAAATATTGTCCCAAATGCAAATACCACAAACGAAAGGAGAGCGAAGACCCTTGCAATGATTGCCTGAATGAAGGCGGTAATATTCAGTCGCAAAAACCTGTTAATTTTAAGGAGAAATGAGTTATGAAAAAACTCACGGTTATCATTCTTGTAATTGGTATGACATTTATCATGACCGGATGCAACAAGCAAATCATCGACACTACATACAAATACACTTATGCCTATGTGGAACTTCCTAACGGCAAATGTGTTGAAGGTAAGGTTTCATCTTGGAAGGATTATGACGACGGAGATCAAATCCAAGTTGTAATCGATGGTGTCACATATTTCACCGATACAACTCGTATAGTTCTGACAACTAAGTAAAGGAGAAAAAGATCCTTGTCACGAGTGTTTGAGTGAGCCTACTAATTTATATTCTCACAAACCTGTCAATTGGGAGGAAAAGGAATGAACTTCGAAGATTTTAAGATTCAGACTTTTGAGGAGAATCCAGAAGTAAAAGAAGAGTATGACCAGTATGACTATACCAAACTGTCAACAGGTCTTGAAGCAACTTTCACTACATTTGTTAAAGTTTCAAAAGATGTTATAATGACCATTCTTGGGTTTAAAGATTCAGTCCTTGATATTTGTCCGAATAAACGAGTGGTTCATTTAGCTAAGCATGGCAGTAAAAAGACTCGTAAGAAGAATTTCCATAGAGCTATTAGAATTCTGGAGGAACGGTAATGAGACGCTTTGAATTGATCATTGAAGACGATGGTATTGGGAAACAAAATATTAAAGCTACCAACGATGGCTTTTATGTCGTAGAACTAATCGGGTCGCTGGAAATCGAACTGCACAGTCTTAAAGAGCAGGCTTATAATAAGACAAATTTCGATAGAACCTGTATTATGCCCGACGGTTCGATTATGAAAATCGAGAATAAAAAGGAGTAAAATATTGAAAATGAGTGATATTGTCATTAAACCGGAACTTCGATGCTGTGAAGTAGACGGTAAACTTGGATATTTTCATTGCTGGGAACAGTATGGAGATGCACTCGCGCCTGGTCTTACTGTTGGTTCTCATCCCGGTGGACAATATTCTCGTGTTTTTGCGATTGTAGAATTTTCTGACGGCGTTGAAAGAGTAGACCCTTCCAAAATCAAATTTAATGATGAGGAAAATCATATCCTTAGAATGATGCAGAAAGACTGGGATAAACGAAAATCTAAACATTGGATTGATAATGCCGATTCTTATATTTGTCCTATCTGTGATAAAGAAATACGGAGTCCAAGCGCTTATCCTGGATGCAAATGTCCGAAATGTGGATTCCAGGACGAAAAAGATAAGAATAGATGACGATTTACAGCGACAATAAAAAGAATGCTATTTTAGAAGAACTTAAGGAGAAAAGCAATGATTAAAATTGAAAATACCGAAATTATGGGCTGGGAAGCTACTATTAGAGGCATGCGGAATCCGATGAACTCGTGGAGGAAGAGCGATAGTTGCACTAAAGGGCCCTGTTGGTGTAATGAATTCTGCGGAAACCCGATTGATAAATGCGATAAAGAAAGCGGTTTGTACTTAGGCCCGAACGACCTTAGCCTCATGACTCGTCTCCGTAATGCGGGTACAGACCATCGTAAGTTCATGCGGATGATTGCTGTGTACTGTGATATTACGGCACCGCTGTACTGGTGGAAGGAGTTTGACACGTACAAGGTGGGCACTGTTGCAAACTCTTGCAGTACGATGCATAAGATTGCAGACAAAGAATTCACGCTTGAGGATTTCAGTTGTGAACATCTGAACACAAACCGGGTACTTACATGCTATGCTCCTACCGAGTATCACTTTTCTTCTCTCGATCTTTTGAAACTGAAGATTGATGTGTTGAATTACTGGCGGAAGAAGTATTTGGAGTTCTCAAAAATCGACGAAGCGGCGTGGAGAGCGGCTCCGAAAGGGGACGGATTAACGGACGAATCGCTTACCGCCGCCAAAAAGAACTGCTGGTGGCAGCTCATCCAGCTCCTGCCGAGTTCATACAACCAGCGACGTACTGTAATGCTGAATTACGAGGTGTTGGCGAATATTTACAAGTCTCGTAAAGGACATAAACTTGATGAATGGAATAGGTTCTGCGACTGGATTGAAAGTCTGCCTTATGCTGAGCTGATCACGGGTAAAGAGAAATGATATTTTCCTGTAATCGGTTCGCTCTTTTTCCACATATGTGTTCCGAATGCAAACGTTATATTTGGATGGAACCTTATAGAAGATCAGACGTTTGGCATGGAGGTTTTGTCGATAGATATTTTAAAGAAAACATTTGTAAGAAATGTCTACCTAAATTCTTACCAAAAACTGAGCAAGACACAACCGCGATATAAACAGATCCTTTAATGAAAGGAGTTAATTTAACATGACTATTAGAGATTGGCTGAAGAAGCCGGTAAGGACACACACCTATGGAATCCAAGAGAATCGACCGAGATTGTACTGTAATGATGGATATTCCATTTCGATACAAGCCAGCGCCTTTCATTACTGTAAACCGAGACTTGATGGGATACAGGACTATGAAAGCGTTGAGCTTGGTTTTCCGAGTACGGAAGATGAACTCATTAACGAGTATGCCGAGGTTGATTCGGATTACACGAAAACCGTTTATGGTTATGTGCCTATCGAAATTGTCGAAGAGCTTATAAACAAGCATGGAGGAATAAAAGCTTAATAAAACAATGAAGTAAGAGGTCACAAAATTGGCCTTTTACTTTTTCTTTTTGTCTAATTCTGAGTTAATTACTGGAAAGGAGGAAAAAGCAGATGTCTGAAGAAGTAAAAGAAACCTTATGTACTCGTTGCGCTCATCGACAAGTATGCGCCTATAAGCAGGACTACCTTGATATTCTCAAAGCGGTTGAAAATGCATCTGTAGTTAGTGATATACCCGATAGAAAAATCACATCAAAGAAAGTGATTGATTATGACTTCATCAGTAAGATCTCTGTTGGTTGCATGTATTATCGAAGCCGGACGAGAACCTAGTTATCGCTAGGGGTCACGCGAGAATTACATATCATATAATGAAATAGAATAGAAATAGCATACAAAAACCAGTATGTCAGTCTTTTCGGGTAACGGGTGCCCGAATTAGGTAGTTAAACGAAACAAGAGGCGTGGTCGTCTATGTCGTCATTGCGTTTACGTGAATGATAGAGGCAAACTACTGTGTGAAGCGTTGGGCACAGCTCTGGCTACGGACGAAAACTTATTCTATTTCTTTTTTATATTTCAAGCGTGACTAACGGGAAACATTTCAAAAACATATATTCGCGAAAAATACATATCGTATTATGAGAGAAAAGAGAATCATGTGTTGGTGATGACCTTTGCCCGGTGTGTAAGGGGAATTGTACATTATTACAACAATGCAGTAGAACTCGCACTTTTCTCTTTTATTTTTTTGTTTGCGTGGCTAATGAGAAACATTCTAAAAATATATTCGCGAAAAAAAAACAGATCCTATAATGAAAGGAGTGATTATCATGTCACTAGAAAAGATGGTACTTATTATGGCAACTCATTATTATGCGAATTTAATTGATATTCATAATGCTTTGCACGCTTTAGGTTTGAGAAGCGATGAACAAGCAGAAGAATTTAATAAGAAGCATGTAATGAAACTTGTTAATATTTACGCTAGAAGAGGATACGATATTACTAAATGAGATTAAAGCCCTGGTTGAAATATACTAGGGCTTTTATTTTTTTTTTTTTTGAAACGAACCTGGACGTTTTGATTCATATTGACAAATGATATTTGAGGATAAGGAGTCTAATTATGAACGAGCAGAAATTCATTGAGGAAATGCTTCTAAATATGAATGAACGGAAATTCACTGAGGAAACGCTTCATACGATGCTTTATTTTTTTGAAAATCGTAAGAACAAAGAAATTAGCGATCTTGCAGACGAATATTTCGAAAATGACATGAAACTGGATGATTTTATTCTTAATGCGCAAGCGATTGTCGATAAGCTTGAGTATGTAGAGACTATCGTCAAAAAGATATACCATGAACTGAATCCGAGCGAAAGACTTTATATTTCTTGTCCTAAGTGCAGTGCGTTTATGACTTATGATGACGAACTCGAAGAATATTTTTGCCCAGTTTGCAATTTTCATGGAAGGGTAGACACGCGATTTGGTATTGCATGCATAGACGAGAAGGAGTAAATGAAATATCTTATGAAATACTTTTTGCAATTGAATTAAGAAACTGCCGTATTCTGAACTTATTATAAAGGAGAATAAATAATGAAGAAACTAGCAATTATGTTAGCCTTAGCAATTAGTCTTTCAGGGTGCTCTGGCGGAAACTCTAATGCTGAATATGAAAATAACGGACGATTTCGTAAAGTCTACGCTGAGTATCCAAATACAATTTATGTAGACTCAGAAACCAATGCAATGTATTTTTGGCACACCGGCGGTTATAGCGGGGGTCTTACTGTGATGGTTGATGAAAATGGGCAGCCTCTTATTTGGAAAGGAGAATCAAATGATTAAACAATATGTAAAAAGACCAATCGTTATCCGTGCAGTAAAATGGACTGGATATAATTTTGATGAAATTGCCGAATTTGTTAAAGGGCAACCTCTTACTTTATATAAAAATAATTTTGGCATTACAAAATTACTTATCGAAACACTAGAAGGGGATATGTACGCAGAAGTTGGCGACTACATTATTCAAGGTGTTCGTGGAGAGTATTATTCTTGCAAACCCAATATCTTTACGGAAACATACGAGGAGATAGAAAATGGCTAATACGGAACAAACCTGTCAATTAATCGTTGACATTTTGAACGAGCATATGAAAGAAGAAGTGGATTATTACATCGGCGAGTATTTGGGCGATGAAATTTCTCTTGATGAGCTAGTGCATAACGCTAATATTATCACATCTTATTATGAATTCCGAATTACGGCTGTTAGAAACAAGTATTTTTACCCGAGAGTGGAGAAATAAATCGATGAAACTAACATTCACGAAGCTCTTAAAAATCATTCCTGATGGCATTTTTGAAGCGGATGATATTGTTACGAAAGATGGACGTAAAGGTGTCCGCTACATGCTCTATCAGCCACTAGGAGAGCGTCAAATACGTTCGTTGGTAAAGTATTCGAACGTTAAGTTGAGCGTTGCTAGGTACCGCTATGCGCCGGAAATTACACATGACTGCGTTACTATTCTGGAGGATTAAATTATGGAAATTGTTGAATATCAAAACCTTGCTTACCGTACTATGAATCATGATCTAACTTGGAAAGAGCAGGGAAAACACGCGCTGCATGGTATGGTCTCCGAGATTGGTGAGCTTCATGGGATTTATCAGAAAACTTATCAGGGGCATGAATTTAATGAAGAACACGCGAAGAAAGAACTTGGTGATTTGATGTGGTTTATTGCAGAATATTGTACCGCCCACGGTTGGGAGCTTGATGATATTTGTCAGATGAATATCGATAAACTCAAAAATCGGTATCCTGATGGATTTGAAGCTGATAAAAGTTTGCACCGAAAAGAAGGAGATATTTAATGGCATTTTACAGAGAAGATGATTGCCTTGAATGCTTTTATTATCCGGAATGCCAGTATAAAGAAAGCACGAAAAGGTTTCAAAATATTCTTAAAAAGGCTGTAATCGAAAGTGATGATATTGCACGGGTTACGGTTGAAGAGGCACTCAAGTCTCGATATTGGTTGGATTTAAAGCTATCCTGTTTACATTTTCACCCTAAAATTGCATATAGAAAGGACTTTGAAGAACTCGAAAATGATCGTATTTGATGAAAATTGTATCTATATTTTGAAACTTTTAGCCTTTATTTTTATTGGCTGCCCTGCAATTTTGACGGTTGGAGGGCTTCTTTTATACCCAGAAATCACTCTTTTAAGGCGAATTTACTCTAAAATTTTTACGAATAAAGGAGGAGAAAATGAAAAAATCAACCTTTGATTCTGAGAAAAGTGCTTGGAAAACAAATGAAAATCCTAGAAAAAATAGTCTCGGGTATACAGATTTGACTCCTTTTGAGGCTTTTAATAACATGGAAAAAGATGATGAAATCCGATTTAAGAAGCTTTTGGGAACAATTTTTTATATTTGCGAGCTCGCAGAATTCAAAATTGAAGAAAGAATTGTGCTCACTGACAAAAAGAGCGGAAAGACTTGGCGGTAAGAAAATCATCTGATTTTTAATGAAAATGGCTAATTTTGGGCAAAAATCGGTCAAAAATGGCTAAAAATTCAGAAATAATAAAAAATTTGCCGTTTTTATTAAATATGCGCGAAATTATCTACTTAGATAATATTGGTATATATTAATATAAAATCGTTTTTTTTTTTTTGAATTTTTTAAAGGAGAGCTAATTTTTATGAAAGAACATGATGAATATTGGGACTCGAACTTTTTACGGAATCTCGAATTATTCTATCCTCAAAAATTTGCAAAGCTCACGGACTACAAACGATTGAGCATAAATTCGGGAACGGACTATGCTTTTATTTCGGATGGTATTGTTTATATCTTTAATCAATACACCGGAGCGATTAGGCGTGCACCTGCTGATCCAGAGCACATGACTGACGAACAAATTAAAAAATGGTTTATGTTTCAGTTAAAAGCGGCAATTCAAGAAGATTCTCAAGATGGAAAAGGTTTGGCTGAAGAAGCCGGGATTACGCCATGTATGATATCAAGATATTTGACCGGAACACAAATGCCAAGTATAGTTACAGTAGCTAAAATTGCAAACGCGCTGCACGTTCCGGTTTCGTATTTCTTCTATCAGGGGTATGACCGATTAGACTTTGATTGAAATGGTGGCAAATAAGATCGTGAGGCGGATTTTTATGTAATAGCAAATTTTCCTTCTTGCGGCCTCCCGGGTGATGTGGTATAGTATAATCACTAAAAAATAAAGGAGGCTTCAATTAATGGGATTGTTTAATTTTGGCAAGAAGAAATCGGTTAAGCGTGTCGGTGGCTACACGGATGGCGGAAATCACAAAGTTGATGTCTTTGATGGTCCTGACGGTGTTGTTGAGATTAAAAGATGCAATACAAAGGATCATCTTCCTACAGGACTTCAGTATTGTCCGGATTGCCATACACTTTGTGACCATAAACCGGAGGGATACTATGAATGCCCGATTTGCAAGTATTCCATTACGGACGAAGAAGCCGATGAGGGTTACGGTTATCCTAGCGTGGAAGCAACCTATGAAGACGATTTCAACGATGAGTATGGTAGTACATATCGTGATGATGAAGACTGGGAGTAATCTTTAAAATTAAACAAATGGTTTTTAAGCCTGTGTACAGAAATGTACATGGGCTTATTTTTATATCCTGATTTGGTAGAAAATAAAAGCACGCGAAAATTTCATGCTCTTTTATGAAGAGAGTAAATACAATGGCGACTTTTGCTATTGGGCATATTCTCTTGCTTTTTGCATAAAGGAGAATGCTCAACATGAAGGAATCGGCGTTTCAAGCAAAACTTATACGGGAAATTAAGAAACGGTTTCCTGGAGCGATTGTTTTGAAGAATGATCCCAATTATATTCAGGGATTTCCAGATTTAACGGTTTTGTATAAAGATCGTTGGGCGGTACTAGAGATTAAGCAGAGTGAAAAAGCGAGTCATCAACCAAATCAGGACTTTTATATTTTGCAGGCAGACAAAATGTCTGTTGGAAGATTTGTTTACCCTGAAAACATGATGGAGGTTTTAGATGATTTGGCACGATCATTCCAAGTTAGTCGGTGAACATGCCTTTTTGGGCGCAAGCAAATATCATTGGTTGAATTATACGGATGACCAAATGATTGCCAAATATAAAAGCAGTTATACCCAAGCGGTTGGGACGTATCTGCACGAATTGGCAGCAGGATTAATTGAGAATCATATGAAGTTGTCAAAGTCAGATTCAAAACTGCTTACTTATCATTTGCTATCTCACGGAGTACCTAGAGGGGTATTTAACGTTGACGACCTGTTCGGGAATTTTCGGAATTATGTGAACGACGCGATCAGTTATCGAATGTCTCCAGAACAAGTTTTGTATTACGCCCCGACTTGTTTTGGCACAACAGATGCAATTTCATTTTATCAGAATCGAGTTAGAATTCATGATTTAAAAACAGGGACGACACCGGCCCATATGGAGCAGCTATTGATTTACGCTGCTCTTTTTTGTTTGGAGTATGAAAACGACATCAAGCGAATGAAACTGGATTTGAATAAACTTGATTTTGAGTTGCGGATTTATCAGTCTGAGGATGTAATTGCAATCAATCCAACGTTGGATGATATTCGCCCCGTTATGGATAAAATTGTTGCTGGCGTCAATCTGGTAGAAGAAATTAAAAAATCGGAGGCTTAATTATGCAATATCGCGTTAAACCATCCTTAGAGGAAATTGAAGAATTAGCCCATTATGGCACGCCGAGACATTCCGGTAGATATCCATGGGGCAGTGGCGAAAACCCGTATCAAAGAACTGGTACAATTTTGAGCCGGTATTACGAATATCAGAATCAGGGACTTTCTGAAGTTGAGATTGCTGAAGCAATGGGCACTACTACGACAAAACTGAGACCTCAGATTGCTTATGCAAAAAATCAATCTCGAATTTGGCAGATCGACCGTGCTCGGAGTCTAAAAGAAGATGGTCTGAGTAATGCTGATATTGGCAAAGCAATGGGTGGTTTGAATGAATCTACGATTCGAAGTTTACTCAATGAAAATTCGGAAGCAAGGACTAGAGCTGCTGTTACAACGGCGAAAAAGCTGAAAGAAATTGTGGATGAAAAAGGTATTGTGGATGTTGGGCCTGGCGTTGAACGGGAATTGGGTGTTTCAAGAAATAAACTGGATGAAGCCTTATATCAGTTGGAAGTTGATGGATATTTAACTGAAAAAAGACGACTAAATCAGGTTACAAATCCAAATCAGAAAACTACATTGAAGCTTTTGTGCAAGCCTGGCACTGAAAAAAGCGATATCTATGACGTTTCTAAAATTGGAGCCGTCTCAGATTATGCGGTTTCGTATGATGACGGTGAGACATTTCATAAGCCTTTCGAGTATCCGTCCAGTATGGACCCGAAACGTTTGAAGATTCGGTATGCTGAAGAAGGCGGTATTGAAAAAGATGGTGTGATTGAGCTTCGTCGCGGCGTAAAGGATTTGAATCTTGGTGAATCTAATTATGCTCAGGTTCGTATTATGGTCGGTGGAGACCGGTATTTGAAAGGCATGGCCGTTTATTCGGATGATATGCCGGATGGGGTTGATGTTATTTTTAACACCAATAAGTCTTCTAATAAAAGCTGGCGTGAAGTTTTGAAACCGGTAAAAACCAAACCTGATGGCGAGATTGATCGGGATAATCCATTCGGTTCTTTGATTAAAGAACATGGCGGTCAGTCTTTTTACGATGATTCCAAAGGCGATTATATTGATAGTGTTACCGGTAAAAAACAGTCGCTTTCGCTTGTTAATAAACGTGCCGATGAAGGCGATTGGGGGGAGTGGGCAAAAAAGCTACCCTCCCAGTTTTTAGGAAAACAAAGTATACAGTTGATTCATAAGCAGCTTAATTTGGCAAAAGCTGATGCTGATGAAGAGCTGGCTGAAATTAACGCACTTACTAATCCAACCATTAAGAAAGTTCTTTTAAAAAAGTTTGCTGATGGTTGTGATAAAGACGCGGTTACTTTGAAAGCAGCAGCGTTACCGAGGCAGCGTTATCAGGTTATTTTGCCTCTTACAAGTATCGGGGAGAATGAGATTTATGCTCCGAACTATAAAGATGGCGAAAGTGTTGCTCTTGTACGGTATCCTCATGGTGGAATCTTCGAGATTCCTATTCTGAAAGTAAATAATAAAAATCCTGAAGGTAAACGAGTTCTTGGCACAAATCCTTTGGATGCTGTTGGTATTAGTTCTAAAGTTGCAGAACGTTTGTCTGGCGCAGACTTTGACGGCGATACCGTTATGGTTATTCCTACAGGCGGAAAGATTAAAATTTTGTCTAAAGAACCGCTGAAAGGTCTTAAGAATCCTGATGGTTCTGGGTTTGATCCTAAGATGGCATACCCTGAACGTGAAGGTATGAAAGTGATGAAAGATACCCAGAAACAGATGGGCGTTATTTCAAACTTGATTACTGATATGACGTTGAAAGGCGCTACAGACGACGAATTGGCTCGTGCTGTTAGACATTCAATGGTTGTTATTGATGCTGAGAAACATCATCTTGATTACAAGCGCAGTGAAGAAGAGAACGGTATTGCTGCCCTAAAACGTAAATATCAAGGTACTATTGATGAAAATGGCCGATATCATGAAGGTGCTTCTACTTTGCTTAGCCTTGCGAAGAGTGAAGTCAGCGTTCCCAAGCGTCAGGGTTCAGCCAAGATTGATCCAGAAACTGGCGAACAGTATTGGACTGTAGCAAAAGATCTCTACTATAATGAGAAAAAGAAAGATAAGACCACTGGCGAATGGGTAGAGACTGGTAAGGTTAAGATGAGAACTCAGCCTTCTACTAAGATGGCCGAGGCCAAAGATGCGTATACTCTGGTATCGGATATGAATACCAAGCAGGAGCAGGCTTATGCTGATTATGCAAATCATATGAAATCGCTTGCAAATCGAGCACGAAAAGATATGCTGAATGCAGGTAAGATTGAATATAAGGCATCAGCTAAGGCAGCTTATAAGGATGAGGTGGACACTCTTATGGCTAAACTTGCAGTGTCAGAAGCTAATCGTCCTAAAGAACGTCGGGCACAGATCCTTGCTAATAATGAGGTTAAGGCTAAGGTAGCAGAAGACCCGTCCTTGTCCGATAGGAGTAATCGAAAAATGCTAAAGAAGGTATCCCAGCAGGCATTAGTGCGAGCTAGGAATGAAGTTGGGGCCAAACGTACCCCCATCAAGATGACCGATCGCGAATGGGAAGCAATTCAGGCGGGTGCTATTAGTGAGAACGTTTTAAGAAAAATCATTGATAACATGGACATCGATGAACTTCGTGCTCGTGCAACACCAAGACAAAGCACCGAATTAAGTCAGGCAAAGATTAACTTGATTAAAGCTCGTGCTGCATCTGGTTATTCAACAACTGAAATTGCAGAAAGTCTTAATATCTCGGCATCTACGGTAAGTAAATATTTGAAATGAAAGGAGTGAATTCTTGAAATGAAAGAAGAAAAGTCTTCTCTAATTCGTTATAGTTTAACGACTTATGATAATCCTTATGACCCGTTCGAGCAATTCGTTCCTTGGTTCATGTTTGATATTCAGAAGGGCTACAATTCTTGTGGTTTGCTTGCAAGAACGCTTGATGCACTTGGCTTGAGTACAAATGATGATGAGCTGAGTGATGAAGAAATCGAAAAAAACATTGAAACAGCAATCAATGAAATCTTAAATACAGATTTCATGGGAATTTATGTAAAAGTGTCAGATAAAAATAAGAAAAATGAATTGGTTTCGTCTGATGTTAGTTCGTAAAGGATATAGGGGGGTCTAAAAAATATCACCCCCTCCCTTCATCGCGCCGACCTTTGAAAAATCTCCGGAGGGTGATTTTTGGGGAAGTTGATTCCTCAGCATAAACCGGATTTTGGTTGTTTATGTGAAATACACTGAATCCGATGATATTTACGGCGCTGTGAGGGGGTATTTGGAGGGAATAAGGGTAACAAAATAAGGTACGGCTACACTTCTCTTTTTATTCTCCTTTCGAGAAGTACCCTTATTCCCCGCAAAAACTCTCTCACTAAATTTAGAAAGGAGTGGTAAAGTATGGCAAGACGTGCATCTACTGGAGAGAAACCGGTGATGCGAAGAGCAAGAAGCCCGGAAGCACGAGAAAAACAGCTGATTGCATTAGCCATGGATTGTGCTGAAGAGCAGCTGATGAACCATACGGCCAGTAGCCAGGTAATTACGCATTATTTGAAGCTTGGAACTGCTCAGGCAAAGCTTGAACTTGAAATGCTGAAAACACAGCAGAAATTAGCGGAAGCAAAAACTAAAAATATTGAAAGCGCAACCCAGACCGACGAAATGGTACGAAACGCAATCAACGTATTTAAGGTTTATGCTGGGTACCATGACGATGAAGATTAGAAGTTATACTGAACTTTGCAAAATTAAAAGTTTTGAGGAGCGGTTTGAATATTTGCGGCTTGATGGAATTGTTGGCGATGAAACATTTGGATGGGATCGATATTTAAACCAAGTTTTTTATAAAACTAGAGAATGGCGAGAACTGCGGGACCGGGTAATATGGCGCGACAAATGCTGCGATATGGGAGTTGCTGGATACGAAATTCCAAAGCGACCGATTGTGCACCATATGAATCCGCTGACAAAAGAAGACATTTTGGGAAAAAGCGATTTTTTGTTAAATCCTGAGTATCTAATTACAGTAAGCCACAATACCCATAACGCGATTACCTATGGGAATCAAGATTTACTGCAAAAACCGGTACTAGAGCGCAGCGTAAATGATACCTGCCCATGGAAGAGGTGAGAGAATTGGAATCTATCTTGAATAGCGTAAAAAAGATGATTGGCATTGACCAAGATTATACCGTATTTGATGTAGACATTATTACGCATACAAATACAGCATTTAGTATTTTGCACCAGCTGGGTGTTGGACCAGATGAAGGGTTTGAAGTTACCGATAATACCCAGACATGGACTGATTTTATGGGCGATGACCCAAGACTTAATTTTGTAAAAAGCTGGGTGACACTAAAAGTAAAAATGCTGTTTGACCCGCCGCAGAGTTCGGCTTTGATTGATTCAGCAAACAGATTGTTGAGTGAACTCGAATGGCGGATTAATGTTAGTGTTGACCCAAAAGACTAAGGAGGTGAATAATCAAAATGCCGAATTATAATTGCGAGATGTGGCATTGGGGTATCCCCGGAATGAAATGGGGGCAACGGCGATATCAGAATAGAGATGGAACCTGGACCAGCGCCGGAAAAGTACGACGGCGTGGAGAAGAAGGGCATACTAGATATGCTACACGAGAAGAGATTGATGCTAAGAAAAAACAGGTAATGCAGGGGCACAATGCGAAAGAATTGTATAAGTATAAAGATCTGTTTGACGACAAGGAATTCAGTGACGCTTATAAACGGCTTTTGATGGAAAAACAGGTAAAAGACCTTATTCCGAAGCAGGTAAACAAAGGTGAACAAATTATTGATAGTACAATCAAATGGGGTAAAAAAGCAAGTGATTTGATTAACACCGCCTCAAATTTATATACAAGCATTGATAAGGTTCAGAAACTTTTGGAAAGTAAAACTAATTAAAAGATTTTATTTTTGGCGAATGGTCATTTTATTTTATAGTTTGGCCGATTTTGCTTAAGAAGATGGAGAAGATACATTATGGCATTATCGAATACGGCTGTGCCGAAATATTACGGCCGGTTCCGTGAGGCTGTAATGAGAGGCGAAATACCGGTTTGCAAAGAGATCAGCATGGAAATGAACCTGATCGATGATTTGATTGCAAATCCGGGTATTTATTATGATGAAGATGCTGTTGAAGGCTGGATTAAATACTGTGAAGGAGAACTTACTTTAACTGATGGTTCCGATGTAACACTATTGGATAGTTTTAAGCTTTGGGGCGAACATATCTTTGGTTGGTATTACTTTGTTGACAGACAGGTATTTGTACCCGATGAATACGGGGAAGGTCACTTCGAGTTAAAACGGTTAAAGAAGCGCTTAGTAAATAAGCTGTATTTAATTGTTGGGCGTGGCGCTGCTAAGAGTTTGTTTGATAGTTTTATACAAAGCTATTATGAGAACATTGATATGAGCACAACGCACCAGATTACAACAGCGCCAACTATGCGACAGGCTGATGAAATCATGAGCCCGCTGCGAACGGCAATTACACGAAGTAGAGGACCTCTGTTTAAGTTTTTAACCGCCGGCAATTTGCAGAATACAACGGGTAACCGTGCAAACCGACCTAAATTGGTAAGTACGAAAAAAGGTATTGAAAATATGTTGACCGGAAGCCTTTTGGAAGTGCGGCCGATGAGCATTAACAAATTGCAGGGATTGCGCTGTAAGATTGCCACGGTTGACGAATGGCTAAGCGGCGATATTCGAGAAGATGTAATTGGCGCAATTGAGCAGGGTGCAAGTAAGAACCCTGATTATTTGATTGTAGCAACGTCTAGTGAAGGTACAGTGCGAAACGGCAGTGGCGATACGATCAAAATGGAATTGATGAAAATCCTGAAAGGAGAGTACATCAACCCCCATGTTGGAATTTGGTGGTATAAGCTTGATAGCGTAGATGAAGTCGCCCGGCCAGAAATGTGGTTAAAAGCAAATCCGAATCTTGGAAAAACTGTAACCTATGAAACTTATCAGCTGGATGTGGAACGCGCAGAAAAGAATCCGAGTGCCAGAAATGATATTTTGGCAAAGCGTTTTGGATTGCCAATGGAAGGGTATACTTACTTCTTTACCTATGAAGAAACGCTGCCGCACGGAAAGCAAGATTTTACTGGTATGAGTTCCAGTCTTGGGGTTGACTTGAGCCAGGGAAATGACTTTTGTGCTTTTACATTTTTGTTTCCATTGGGCGGAGAACGATTTGGTGTTAAGACGAGAAATTATATTTCGAGCTTAACATTGGATAAGTTGCCCTTGGCCATGCGAAATAAATACCAAGAATTTTTGGATGAAGGCAGCCTTATTGTAATGGATGGGGCAATTTTGGATTTGAGCCTTGTGTACGAAGATTTGGACCGGCACATTGAAAGTATGGAATATGACGTAGTATGTGTTGGTTATGACCAGTACAATGCCAAAGAATTTATGGAACGTTGGGCGACTGAAAATGGTCCGTTCGGTATAGAGAAAGTTATTCAGGGTGCAAGAACAGAAAGCGTACCATTGGGAGAGCTTAAAAAGTTGGCTGAAGAAAGAATGTTATTATTTGATGAAGAAATGATGACGTTTACGATGGGTAACTGCATTACGATTGAAGATACGAATGGTAACCGTAAGTTACTAAAAAAGCGATATGAAGCAAAAATTGATGCTGTTGCGGCATTGATGGACGCTTTTGTTGCATATAAATTAAACAAGGAATCATTTGAATGATGGGAGGGCCGGATCTTTATGCGGATCTTGGAATTTGAAGTGAATGGGCAAGTGCTGCGAAGAACGAATGAAGCGGAAAAGATCGTGGCTGGAAGTAAAAATTATTTGGTTTGTAATTTTAAGATTGCAGATCATGATTGGATTGGGAAGAAAATGGTTGCGGTATTCAACAATGATGCAGTAGCAGTAAAGCAAAACCTTTGTAAAGTACCAGAAAGCGTCGAAAATAAGAAGAGTTTTAAGGTACAGCTTGTTGGAGCGGATGAAAAGGGCGAACGGATTGTAACAAATAAAGTGCTGATTGAGCAGGTGATCTGATATGAATGTTGACGAAGTATTGGCCAAGATGGATACGCTTGATACTAATGAAGAGGAAATCCAGTATATTATTGATGAGAACCTGCGCGTAATCAGTATCCCTCAGCTTGGTGTGGTTCTGGGCGTTGAAGGGGATAAAGATGTAAACAGCGTGAAATTCAAAATGGTTCGGTATTATAAAGGAATTGACCTGAGTAAATTTGAAATCCGAATTAATTTTGCGAATGCTAACGGTGATTTGAGTTATTACACCGTTAAGAACCCAACGGTGACGGACGATACTTTGACTTTTGAGTGGTTGGTTGGCTACTTGGTAACAAAATACAAGGGCACCGTTCGGTTTGTTGTGCGCATGATCATAACCGATTCTTCGACAGGTGAAGTGCAGCAGGCGTTTGACACTACAATAGGTGAAGCACGGAGCCTGGAAGGATTGCTTGTTGATACGCCGACCGATGAGAAAGTATATGATATTGTTGCACAGCTGAAAGCTGATTTGACCGACCACGTAAATAATCTGCTTGAAACTATTCCGGAAGATTATAATGAACTGACTAAGAAAGTAGAAGATAATACCAGCGGGATTAGTAAGCTAAAGGAAGATTTAACAAAAATTTCCGAACAAAAAGCACACATGGATGGCGTTACTAATTTATTTAATTGGATTCGTGGTTCCTACACCGTCAAATCTAATAGGTTGGCGTTTAATGCTGATAATAAATATGCAATTTCAACACCGATTGCTGTAAGCGTTAAAAACGCGAGTTATATCAAAATATCAGATTTTGAAACCTACGCATATTCACTTGCAATAACATACGGCACCGATAATTGGTTTTATCTAAAAGCCACTTCAAATCCATTTGAAATTCCGAAAAATGTGACTGGGCTTGTTGTTTCTGTCGGTAGACGCGATAGTGCAATAATAACGGATTATGATATAACATCTGTCAGCTGTATTATTATTAGTGATAGCGAATTTGATCACCTTGTTGCGCTTACCAAACTATTCTCAATGCCTAAGACGATTAAAAGTGTATTTGAAAAAACTCAAATGAATACATCTGCTGACGCTTTTTTACTCAACAAAAATATTAGTATGGATACGAATACTGCGAAAGGATTATTTTCTAAAAAGATTGGAGGAATCGGCTCAATTACGTTTACAGACTGGTTGCCTGCCGAACAACTATCTAATACCTTTAACGTACAGCAAGATGACGACTATATATATAAGTGTATGCACTTTCCTCACGATGGAACTTATCCCAACTTACAATATCAAGACCCGAATATTATTGATGTTGAATCTTTACCTTTCAAACTCCCAAATGGCGCTATATATGTCAACACCGATGTGGCAGAAGAATTTAATGGTTTAATACGAATTATTGCGTGCAATCTGTTTGGATATAAAAAGGGATACTGGTATGAAATAGATAAGAGAAACATAAAATGGGCACAAATTTATAGTTTGCCATGGGGCACCAGTGACGGAACAAATGTCCCAATCATTTATCAGGACGGAACCGCTCTTATCAACCTAACAAACAATAAACTAACGAAGAATAATGTACTGCACTTTGGCACAGCTAATACTTATGCGACAGAATTTGATTATTACATTGTTAAAGTTACGGTCAGGTGCAACAAGGATTCTTGTGGACTTAAAGTAGGAGTTGACAGCCGTGATAATATTAGTGGCTCTCCGACACAAATTATTGAATCCAGAACGTTTGCATTAAACGCTAACACCATTCTAACTGCATTTGCGCACAATATCCCAGATTCCGTGTATAATATGGTAATCACCAATTTCAACAATTATGTGAGACTGAAAGTATCGCACTATTATTGTGGGCGAGTACAAATTAACGGGTTTATTATCAATCTGCTAAAAAACAAAAAATCTGTAACGACCATAAAAGATTTGGATTCTGGCGAAGCAGCTAAAATCATAATTAACGATGCCTCTGTCGATACTAGCTCCAATAATTTAATCGCAGTTACAGAACGAGATTCTTATATTGAAGTAACTGCTAAAAAAGATATTTTTCTCAATATGATAGTGTCAGACACCGATGCAATTAAAAACTATAATTTTGATTTAATTAACTAAATGGGGCTTTATCTAACCAATATTGGAGGTTCTTATGAACGAAAAATCATCAGCATCAGACGTGGCATTAGAGATTTGTAATGAATTAGGCATCGAATGTCATAATGGTACCGGATGTTGCACAGTCAATGGAATCGAAATTGATGAATTTTTGCGACTTAGTACGGAACCACTTGAATATAAGGGGTACAAAACTATTCCGAAACTATCGGTGTTAGACGCAGTATTTTACGGAGAAATTGCCGCCATCAAGGATTTGGTAACATGGCAATCAGATACTGTAGAAGGAATCACGAAAGAATTTCATTCCTGCGTAGATGATTACCTGGATTTTTGCAAAGAAATTGGTAAAGAACCAGAAAAACCAGAAGTAAAATAAAAATCAAAATGGATCACCCAGTTTGGAGCGTAATGCTTTGAGTTGGGTATTTTTTTTTTGTGTTTTGAAGGGAGGTGGGGGTTTGGAGGAAGAGATGCGATTTGGGGACCGGTTAAAACACGCTTGGAATGCATTTATGAACCGAGATCCCCCGGTAAATTATTGGAAGAGTGGACCGGGATACAGTATCAGGCCAGACCGGCACAGGATTATTAGCGGAAATGAGCGAACGATTGTCAATTCCATTTATAACAGAATTGGTGCAGACTGCGCTGCAATTGACATTTACCATGTGCGGTTAGACAAAAATGACCGATACAAGGAGAAGATTGAGAGCGGGTTGAATGAATGTTTGAATCTAAACGCCAACATTGACCAGACTGGACGTGCCTTTAAGCAGGATATTGTGATGAGCATGTTGGATGAGGGTTGTGTGGCGATTGTTCCGGTGGAAACCACATTGAACCCTGATTCTACAGCTGGTTACGACATTACGAATATGCGAACCGGAAGGATTCTGGAATGGTACCCGACGGATGTTCGGGTTGAAGTTTATAACGAAACAACCGGGAAACGGGAAGAATTGGTGGTACCGAAAAAGACGGTTGCCATTATTGAAAATCCGTTTTATGCCGTTATGAATGCGCCAAACAGCACAATGCAGAGATTGATTAGAAAGTTGTATTTGCTGGATGCTGTGGACGAAGAGGCAAGTTCCGGCAAGCTCGATTTGATTATTCAACTGCCATATGTCGTGAAGAGTGAGACCCGTAAGCGGCAAGCAAATGCACGGCGAGAAGAGCTTGAAAACCAGTTGGCAAACAGTAAATATGGCGTTGCCTATGCAGATGGCACAGAAAAGGTAATCCAGTTGAACCGGAGCCTTGACAATAATTTGTTGAAGCAGATTGAGTATTTGACCAATTTGGCCTTTGCCCAGCTTGGCATTACCCAAGGAATTTTGGATGGAACTGCTGATGATAAGACGATGCTGAATTATTACAGCAGGACCGTTGAACCGATTATGGCTGCTATTACCGATGAGATGAAGCGGAAATTTTTGAGCAAGACTGCCAGAAGTCAGCGCCAGACGCTGCTATATTTCCGCGATCCGTTTAAGTTGGTACCGGTGAACGACATTGCTGAAATTGCCGATAAATTTACCCGTAATGAGATCATGACATCCAACGAAATTCGCCAGACGATTGGCATGAAACCTTCTGATGATCCTAAGGCGGATGAACTGCGAAATAGTAATATTGCGGAGGCAAAGCAAGATTTGAGCAATCGACAACCTGTACCAACTGAAGATAAGGGAGAGGAGTAAAAATCAAAATGGCAAAAGAAAATTATGATTGTCATGGTTGGGCGACACAGTACGGTGTGTTGTGTGGCGATGGCCGAACGATTATGCAGGGCGCTTTTGCTGACCAGGATGGTGCGACGGTTCCCCTGATTTGGAACCACAACCATGATGACCCAGCAGATGTGTTGGGCCATGCACTATTGGAAGCAAGGCCGGAAGGCATGTATACCTACTGCAAATTTAATGATACCAAGAATGGTAGGACTGCTAAAGAGTTGGTAAAAAACCAGGATATTACCTCTTTTAGTATTTACGCAAATAGATTGCAGTACAAAGGTGACCGGCGTTTTGGTAATGTGCAGCACGGTATGATTCGGGAAGTGAGCCTGGTATTGACCGGTGCAAACCCAAAAGCAGGCATTGAACCGGAATTGCTACATGGCGAAGAGAGCGAAGATGCGGCTTTTATTTACTGTGCTGATGAAAATACTGCTTTTTGCGAAAGCTTGGAGCATGATGACACAAAGCCGGCAGAGGAAAAACCTAGTGAAGAAAAACCCGCAGAAGAAGCAAAGAAACCTGAAGATGAGGAAACCGTGCAGGATGTGTTTGACAGCATGACGGACCGCCAGAAGAAGGTTGCCTATGCTGCGATTGCGGTAGCAGTAGATGCTGCAAAAAATAACGATGAAGCGAAACACAATGATGAAGCGAAACACAATGATGAGGAGGATAGCAATATGAAAGAAAATATTTTTGACAAGGGCAGTGCCCAGCATGAAGATGTATTGACCCACAGCGACATTGAAACCATTTTTGACACTGCCAAGAAGGGCCGACTGACCTTGAAAGAAGCTTGCGAGGACTTTTTGAGCCACAAGGCAAATTATGGGATTGACAACATTGGCGAGTTGTTCCCGGACTACAAGGAACTGAACAACCCGCCCAAATTTATTGACCGCGACCAGACCTGGGTTGGCAAGGTTATGAACGGTGTTAAGCACTTGCCGTTTAGCCGCGTAAAGACCAGCTTTGCTGACATTACTGCGGATGAAGCACGTGCACGAGGCTATACCAAGGGTAAGAAGAAGGTAGAAGAGGTTATCACCCTGGCAAAACGTACCACTGATCCCCAGACCGTTTACAAGAAGCAGAAACTGGACCGTGACGATGTTCTGGACATTACCGATTTCGGTGTTGTTGCGTGGATCAAGAACGAGATGCGTGGTAAGCTGGACGAGGAACTGGCACGCGGTATCCTGATTGGTGACGGCCGTGACCCCAGCAGCGATGACAAGATTCAGGAGCAGCATATCCGCCCGATTTGGACCGATGATGCTCTGTTTACCATCAAGCGCGAAATTACCAAAGGCGCAACTGCTGCTGCTACTGCTGAGAACATGATGGATGATGCCATCCGTGCCCGTAAGGAGTACAAAGGAAGCGGCAACCCGGTTCTGTTTACGACCGATGATGTGCTTGCTGAAATGTTGCTGCTGAAAGATAAGAATGGTCGCCGGATTTATACTAACGTAAACGACCTGGCAACCGCTATGCGTGTGAGCAGTATTATTACTGTGCCCCAGATGGAAGGTTTGACCCGCAGCACTACCGCCGGCAAGACCACCGATACCTATACCCTTTACGGGATTATGGTCAATCTGGCAGACTACAGCGTTGGTGCAGACAAGGGCGGTAGCGTGAACATGTTTGATGATTTCGATATCGACTACAACCAGTACAAGTATCTGATTGAGACCCGTTGCAGTGGTGCACTTACCGTTCCGAAGTCCGCAATCGTATTTGAGACTAAGGAGAGCGTTACTACTGAATAAGTTTGCCTTTTGGTTAGTCTTAATTAACCAAAAATCAAAATGGAAGTGAGGAGCCAGGGAAATGCGCAAGTTTTTTGGTGAAATTGGTTACCAGGTGATGGAGGAAACTGCGCCGGGGGTTTGGGAAGAAAAGATCACTGTGCGGCAATATTACGGTGATTGGGTGCGGAGAAAACGCAGGCTCGACACGCCAAATGAAGTGAATTACAGCATTACAATCCAGAACAGTTTGAGCATTGTAGCGGATGCCTTTGCTTTTGAGAATTTTGCAGATATGAGGTATGTGGAATTTAATGGCAGTAAATGGCAAATCAGTGATGTTGAGCTGAATTACCCGCGGCTTGAGCTGACGATTGGGGGGCTATACCAAGATGGGAACGCAAATTGATTTGCAAAAACAGTTGGCAACATTTTTGGCATGCCCATATTCCGGCCCAACTTGCAGGGCGTATTTTCAGCCACCGACCAATACTGTGATGAAATATCCATGCTTTGTGTACAGCCGGGATAACGGAAACCAGTTGTTTGCTGATAACAAGACATACCGATTTAAACAGCGATATCAAGTGACTTATATCAGCAAGAATCCGGATTGTGGTGAGGTTATTGCAAAAATGTTGATGCTGCCTTATTGCAGCTATGAACGGCATTATGTGGCAGATACACTGCACCATGATGTTTTTACAATTTATTATTAGAGGAGGAATAGAATATGGCGACTCAAGCTTTGGAATGGGATAAGACCGGTGAGCACTTTTACGAAAGTGGTGTAAGCAAGGGCGTGCTCTATGTTCTTAGCAATGAAGGTAAATACGACAATGGTGTTGTCTGGAATGGTTTGACCAATGTGACCGAAACCCCCAGTGGCGCTGAGGAGAATGCAATTTATGCGGATAACATTAAATATGCTTCTCTGCGCAGTACCGAGGAAATTGGCGGCACGATCGAGGCTTATACCTATCCGGACGAATGGAACCAGTGTGACGGTAACGGTGAACTGGTAAAGGGTGTACACGTTGCCCAGCAGGAACGCAAGACCTTTGGCCTTTGCTACCGTACCGAGATCGGTAACGACACCAGCACTGAGAGTGATGATGGCTACAAGCTGCACCTGGTATATGGCGCTACGGCAAGCCCCAGCGAGCGCAGCTATGATACCCAGAACGATAACCCCGATGCTGTGCAGTTTAGCTGGGAGTACACCACGAACCCGGTTAGTGTTGCGGGCTTTAAGCCGACCAGCCTGATTACCATTGATAGCCGGACTGCGGATAAGGTTAAACTTACCGCTCTGGAAACAATTTTGTATGGTTCCAGCACCGCGGCTGCCCGACTGCCCCTGCCGGATGAAGTGAAGACTTTGATGACTTCCGGCGGCTGATAAAAAATCAAAATGGAGTTTTTTGAAAGGAGAATAAACACATGCGTAAAGAGACAATTACTTATACGGACTATAACAATGTGACCAGAACTGAGGATTTCTTTTTTAATCTGAATGAAGCGGAACTGACCGCACTCCAGTATGGAGTGGATGGTGGCTTGAAAGAAATGCTTGAACGAATTGTGAAGAGCAATGATAACAAGCAGATTATGGTGTGCTTCCATGAGTTGATTGCAAAAAGTTATGGTGAGAAGAGCCCTGACGGCAGACGTTTTATTAAGAGTAAGGAGTTGAGTGAAGCGTTTATGCAGACTGAAGCTTATAACGAATTGATGCTGCGTTTTATGACCGACGCCAATTATTCGGCTGGGTTTATTAATGATGTGTTGGCCGATGTTACGAAGCGCACTGAGGAACGCAATGCCAAGAAGGGCGAAAATAACACGATTGTACTGCCTGCGCAGAGTTAATTAAAAGAGGTGGACAAGGAATGCTTAAAGTAAAGATTCCAAAAATTGAAGGGGCATGGAATGGCGAAACGTTTGTTGATGTTCCGGAAACGGAGTTGATTTTGGAGCATAACCTTGTCTCCCTTTCTAAGTGGGAATCAAAATGGAAGAAACCGTTTTTTGATGGAAAAGAAAAATCAATTGAAGAAACGCTGGATTATATCCGATGCATGTGCCAAGTAGAACCCGATGATGTAATGATTATCGGCGCTTTACCAATGGATGAACTGCGTCGGATTAATTTATATATTGATGACCCGATGACTGCAAGCGTTTTTAAAAACGACCGACATAAAGGAAAAATCCAGCAGAAACGGATCACAAGCGAGCTGCTTTATTATTACATGACCGCGCTGAACATTAACTGGGAAGCCGAATATTGGCATTTGAACCGGTTAATCGCGCTGATTAAGACTTGTAACCTGGAGAACGCGCCGAAGAAGAAAATGAGCCAGAATGAAATTTTGAGGCAGAACCGGGAACTGAACGAGAAGAGAAAAGCAATGCTGCATACAAAGGGTTGATTCCCCTTTAGAAAAGGAGTGGAAAAAATGAGATTGAGTAATGGTGATGTGTTGTTGAGTTGGCCGCTGAAAAAGCATGTAATCAGCGCTGGCTGGTGGTATAACAGTGGAATTTTACACCGGGCTATTGATTTTGGCGACACACCGGTTGGAACCCCTGTTTATGCTGCCGAGGATGGGATGGTTAGCATTTGTTACCACTGGAATGGCAAAGTAACCCAAGGTAATACCAATAGTTATGGCAATATGGTAAAACTCAGCCATGATGCTTATAAAGGCGGAAGCTTGGAAACTTTGTACGCTCATTTGAGCAAAATTGTGGTAATGAAAGGCCAGAAAGTAAAAGAGGGAGACCTGATTGGTTACAGCGGGCAGACGGGGAATTGCTACGGGCCGCATTTGCATTTTGAAGTGCGGTACAAATTCCAGAGAGTGCATCCGTTGAATTGGCTGGACGACGATTTTACCAGCAAGGTACCAAAGAACCGGTTAGGGAGTTATGTAAGCGTGAAACGAGAAAGCGCGCCTACAGCAAACCGAACAATGCAGCTATTGACGATTGGACCGGTCAGTAGCGGCGATGCGATGAAATTTTATGATTTGGCAAATGAATTGGGGCTTGTGAGTACGGGACTATATAAAGCGGAATATCAGTGAGGAAAATCAAAATGGTGGTAATACGGCATAGAGGGGATTTGAAAAAGACAAGAAACTTTTTGGAACGAATTGTGCGCCGGAATTACCGGGACGTTTTGAAGAAATATGGACAACGGGGTGTGGATGCCCTGAGTGCAGCAACGCCAAAAGACACCGGAAAAACAGCTGGAAGTTGGGAATATGAAATTGAACAGACCCAAACCGGCTATACGATCGGATTTAACAATACAAACTTGAACCATGGAGTTAGTGTCGCCTTACTACTGCAATACGGGCATGGAACAAGAAATGGCGGATATGTGCAAGGAATTGATTATATTAACCCTGCGCTGCGGCCGGTGTTTGAAAAAATGGCGGATGAGGCATGGCAAGAGGTGGTGAAGGAATGAGCACAAGTATCGATCAGCGAATTGTAGAAATGCAATTTGACAATGGTCAGTTTGAACGCGGAGCAAAGCAAAGTATTGAAACACTGGATAAACTGGACAAAAGCCTGGATTTGCGAGAAAGTGCAAAAAACTTGACCGCTTTGAGTGATGCTGGTAAAAATTTTAGCCTGGATGGTGTTGCCAGCGGAATTGAGGTTGTACAGCAGAAATTTACAGCCCTGGAAATTATGGGTATTACTGCTTTGCAGCGAATTACCAACCAGGCGATTACAACCGGCGAAAACCTGGTAAAATCTTTGAGCTTGGACCAGATTGGGCAAGGGTTTGGGAAATATGAACAAAAGACAACCTCAGTTCAGACTATTGTAAATGCTACAGGGGAAAGTATTGATTCCGTTAGTGAGAAGCTGGCAAAGTTAAATTGGTTTACGGATGAGACCAGCTATAACTTTACCGATATGATTGCTAATATCGGTAAATTTACCTCTATGGGCATTGACCTGGATACCAGTGTTACTGCAATGGAGGGTATTGCCAACTGGGCGGCCATTAGCGGACAAGGTGTAAACGAAGCAAGTCGTGCCATGTATAACCTGAGTCAGGCGATCGGTGTTGGCGCTGTTAAATTGATGGACTGGAAGAGCGTTGAAAATGCTAACATGGCCACCAAGGAATTTAAGGAAACGGCGATTGAGACCGCAAAAGCTCTTGGCGAATTGAATGCACAGGGCAAAACAGCAAATGGTACCGCTGTTACGGTTGAGAATTTCGCTTCCACTTTGTCTGAAGCCTGGTTTACAAGTGACGTACTGCTGAAAACGTTAAATAAATACGGTGAATATGCTGATCAAGTTTATACTGTTGCAACCGAAAAGGGATTGACCTGTGCGCAGGCAATGGAACAGGTAAATGGCGAAACCATGAACCTTGGTGAGCGAGCTTTTAAGGCAGCACAGGAAGCAAAGACGTTTACGGATGCGATTAATTCCGTGAAGGATGCGGTGAGCACCGGATGGGCCAATACGTTTGAAATTATTTTTGGTAATTATGAAGAAGCCAAGAATATGTGGACCGATTTAGCAAACGATCTTTATGATATTTTTGCTGGTGGAGCGGAAGACCGAAATAACTTTTTGGAAGAAGTTTTTGCCGCTAATACGGCATCGATTGATGGACTTGACAGACCGAGTGGACGGGAACTGATGATCCAGAGTGTTGCTAATGCATTGCAGATGGTAAAGCAGCAGATGGACATTGTAAAGGGAAGTTGGGATGATGTATTCCCACCAGTTACCGCTAACCAAGTTTATAAGTTTTTGCAGCGAATTGAGAAATTGAGTGAAAAGCTGGTTTTAAGCGACGACAATGCTGATAAATTGAAGCGGACCCTAAAAGGACTATTTAGTATTTTGGGTATTGTAAAGGATGCGGTAACCAAATTAACAAAAAGCGGGCTTAAAGTTTTGAACACTTTGATTGGTGATATGAATCTGAATATTTTGGATTACACCAGTAACATTGGGGATTATATTGTTGGGTTGCGAGAATGGCTGAATACCAATACTAAACTGAATGCGGTGATTGGTAAGGGTACTGACTTTTTGGTAAATGGGATTATAAAAAACGGACTTTCCGGAATATTGAATGTATTAAATAAACTTGGCGATAGCGCTGGAAACTTCGGAGCAATTTTTTCTGGCGTTGGCTCTGCAATAGGAACTGTTATTGATAATGTTTGGAAAGGATTGAAAACAGTTTTTTCATGGTTTACTGAAAATATTTCTTTAAAAGGTGTACTCGGCGTTATTACTGCCATACTTGGGGTTTTAACTGGAAAAGAATTATATGGCGCAGCATCGGGTATTCAGGAGTTTGTATCGAAAATTTTCAGTAAAACCGGTCTCGAAGAAGAAAAAGCCAATATCATCGATAAAATCACGAATTTATTTGATTCTTTGCATAATGCATTGCAATCTTTTACGAGTGGAATTAGAGTTACATCTTTGTTTGCTATTGCTGTGGCTATTGGTATTTTGGCAGCAGCAATGAATAGCATGTCTAATTTGAGATTTCCGGATATATTAAAATCTTTAACCGCCATTGGCTTGATGCTGGGAATGCTTACGATTACTCTCGATTCAATGTCAAAATCGTTAAATAAAACTGGATCAAAGGGTTTGATTAAGGCCGGTGTATCCTTACTGCTTGTTGCGGAAGCAATCAATATTTTAGCTAAAGCTATGGGGAATATCGGAGAACTTTCTATTAATGATATCGGGAAGGGATTGATCGGTATCGGCGGAGGGTTAATTGAATTATGCGCAGCGTTGAAAGTCTTAAACGGAACGAAAATTTCGTTTCGTACAAGCTTATCAATGTTAGCCTTAGCCGAAAGCTGCAACATTTTAGCTAATGCTTTGGATAAATTTAGTAACATGCAATGGGACGAAATTAAACGTGGTCTCGTTGGTATGGGTGGAGCTTTAGGTGAACTCGTTGCCGCTCTAGCCATACTGAATAAATTTGGTGGCGCAGGTTCTATACTCGGTGCAGCCAGCATTTTTATAATAGTACGCTCATTGAAAAAGCTATCGGATGCTTTAAAAGAATTTGGAAATCTATCTTGGGATGAAGTTAAACGTGGTCTCGTAGGAATGGGAGGCGCATTAGCTGAGGTAGGTTCTGTTATTGGTCTGGTTGGTAAAACTTCTGGATTTTCCGGTCTTTTTGGGTCCGGCGGCATTCTTATTGCAGTTCAATCACTAGAAAAATTAGTAAAAGCGGTTAAGCAATTTAGTAACATGCAATGGGACGAAATTAAACGTGGTCTCGTTGGTATGGGTGGAGCACTTTTGGAAGTCGGAGGAATGTCCGGCTCTTTGGGTAAAATTTCTGGATTTTCTGGAATTCTTGGTGCTGGAACAATTTTTGTTGCAATTCAGGGCCTAAACGATATAGCAGATGCCTTTTGTAAATTTAGTAACATGCAATGGGACGAAATTAAACGTGGTCTCGTTGGTATGGGTGGAGCACTTTTGGAAGTCGGAGGAAT